AACTCTATCTTGACTCGTTTGGTCAGGGGCGGCTTGCCACCATTACTGCAACTAAGCTAAACACGACGGGCAACGCTGCTGTTGTCCTTCCGTTTCTTAGCGGCGGTCTGACAAAAGGTAATGCAACGACCAACTCCGGGCAGGTCATCATCCGTAGAATTACGGTATGTAACCCGTCCGGTACTATTGCGTCGGCAAATGTTTCCATTTCGACGACTGCTGATGGCGCAAATATTATTGCAAACGCAACCACTCTGAGCAGCGTTTCAGGTGCGGTTACGTTCCAAGATGTTGCGCTAAATGCCGGTAATGTTGCTGTCTCTGGTTTTACAACCCAAGCACTGTATGTAAACGTAGGCGTTGCTTCTGGCAATGACAACACCGTTGACATTCGTGTTTATGGCGATGTCGTATCGTTTTAAATTATGACAACCGTTTATGTGACGAACAAATGGGACAAACCCATTACCTTTAGTTTCGAATATGTCTGGTACACCTTTCCGGTGGGCGAGACAATCGAAGTTCCGCTAGAGGCGGCTCGTCACATATTCGGTTATCAGCATGAAGACAAAGAACCGTTTATGGCGCAGTTGTCCATAATCAAAACAAAAGCAGAAGTCCCTGATGGGTTAAAGATTCTGCAAAAAATTTTGATTACAGACCAACCGCCCAAGAAAGGCCACGCTATATCCCCCGTGGTTGAAAAAGTACCTCTGCCTCCTGCGAAGGGGGTGGAGGGAAAATTCAATATTGCAGCTTGATATGGAACGTAAATGTCGCAGACTCTACAAGGGTACATTACCGAAGTCCGGCGCTTGCTGCATGATGCTAACGCCAACTTCTATACGAATAGTCAGCTAACCGACTATATCAATGGCGCTCGTAAACGCATAGTGCGAGATACGGGCTGTCTGCGTTCCGTCCAAACAATCACAATTCCCTGTTCTCCTGTCGCTGGTGGTGCTACGCCTTATATTTGGGCTGAAGGGTTAGCCGTCAATACGAACGACTATGTTTTTTCCAATATCTACATCTACAAAGTAACGTCAGGTGGCATATTGGGAACGCAAGCGCCTCCCTACCCGTCAGGCACTTCTGTGTACCCGCCGTCAACACCGTTTACTGATGGAACTGCAACTTTGCAGTATGCCGGTAAGTGCGAGTTGATTAACTATGCGTCGTTGCCAGCAGGATTGAACACGTTAGACGTTGTGAACATCAACCTGTATTGGGGAAACTCAAGAATTCCGCTGCGGTATATGCCGTGGACTGACTTTAACGCTAGACTGCGTTATTGGCAGAATTATGTTGGTACGCCGATTGCCTTCAGCATTTATGGGCAGTCAACTATCTATATCGGGCCGATACCCGACCAATCTTATACGCTTGACCTAGACACGGTGCTGTTGCCAGAAGATTTAGTGAATCTGGCTGATGAGGACAGCATAGACGAACCTTACAGTTCGCCGGTCAAGTTTTATGCCGCTTACACCGCCAAATACTACGAACAGTCATTTGGGGAAGCCGAGATTTATCTTGGTCAATACAAACAGCAAGTTCAAGCGGTTCAGGCATCGGTCTACACTCGGAGGATGCCTGACCCGTACTCTCAAGCGTACTAAGTCATGGCTGCTGCTGAACAAAAAAAGTCGTATGAAGTGGTTAAGAATTTTCGTGGAGTTAACACGAAAGCTAACCGCACGGCTATTGGCGATGACGAATTCTTCTGGCTTGAGAATGCGATGCCAGTTGGTTACGCCAACCTTAGAATTACGCCAACGTATCAAGCAGTCGGTTCTGTCACGTTTACTAACGACGTAACCGGCTTTTTCTCTGCAAATATCGGCATTAAAGACTATTTATTAGCTTTTCAGGCCGATGGCAGTTGCGAATACGTTGACCTGACGAATAACAATAAGTATTCGTTAGCTGCTGCGGGTACGTTTTCAGGCAGCGGTATCAATGTAAGCCAGTGGAAGAATGAGCGCGTTCTAATCATTGACCCATCTAAAGGTTACTTTACTTGGGATGGAATTGACTTAATTACTATTGGCGCTGTTGGTTTTATTGGCATTACCAATGCTGGCAGCGGCTACACTAGCGCACCAGCGGTGATTATTTCTGCACCGAACCAAGCTAATGGCGTTCAAGCCACGGCATTTGCAACGGTTACAGCAAATACCGTTTCTTCTATCACGATTACAGAAGCTGGCACTGGTTATACGTCTTCCCCGACAGTGACGTTGACGGGTGGCGGTGGCAACAATGCTGCTGCGATAGCAAGTATTACAACCTTTGCTAAAGGCACGGTATCCGTTTTAGTCACGAACGGTGGCACGGGTTACACCAATTCAGCAAATACGGTTGTCACGATTACGGGTGGCGGCGGTTCTAACGCGACAGGTCAAGCGGTTGTTAGCGGAGGCATAGTGACGCAAGTCATCATGACCAATGTTGGAACAGGCTACACAAATTCGTCAAACATTTCGGTATCTATTACTGGCGGTGGTGGTTCTAACGCTACAGCCAAAGCCATCATCAACAAGGATGACAATGTTGCTGTTCAGTCATTCTCTGGTCGTGTTTGGATAGCCAATGGACGAACCGTCTTTTATTCTGTTGCTGGCTCTTATAGTGATTTTGTATCTATTTCTGCCGGTGCTGTTGTCTTAACAGACGCAACCTTACACGGCAACATTGTTCAACTGTTGTCAGCCAATAACTTCTTGTACATCTTTGGCGATGACAGTATCAACGTCTTTTCCGACGTTAGGGTATCGAATCTAGGAACAACGCTTTTTACGAACACAAACGTCAGTGCATCGGTGGGAACCAAGTTGGCTTATGCCATTTTCCCGTACTTCCGTTCTGTGTTGTTCATGAATGATTATGGTGTCTATGCGCTTGTTGGTTCTACAACATCAAAGATTTCTGACCCTTTAGACGGCATATTTACCAATATTGATTTTACTACCAGCAATGTTACTTCTGGTCAGGTGCTTTTAAACAACATTCTGTGTGCTGCTTTTAACTTTAAGTACACGGGAGGCTTGGGTGTATCGGGTGACGATAGATACATACAAGCAATTTTCTTTGAGAAGAAATGGTTTTTTACAAGTGCAACCAACGACCTAAAGCATATTGTGTCTGTGCCGGTAGACGGAAGGATTACGCTGTACGGAACAAATGGGAACTCTTGCATCAGGCTGTACGCCAATTCGACGGCAGACATCAGCAGTTATGTTCAGACTTCTCTGAACCCGATGAAAGACCCAATTCGCACAAAACAAGCGCTAAAGATTGGCATTGAAGCAACACTTACTAATGCTTCAACAATTTCTGTGACCGTTGACTCTGAACAAGGGCAGAGTCCTGTCGTGGCGCTTGGTCAAGAAATAACTTGGATTAACAATTTGTCTCTTGTGATTCCTTGGGTCAACAATAGCTCTACACAAATTGGTTGGTTTGCAAGTTCTTCTGGTTACACGCTGTACAAGACTGACGCAAAACAGTATGGCAAATATCTTGGGATGACCGTTACATCAGCCAATCCCGGCATCGTTTATAACGGTTTTGAGTATGAACATGAATTGAGAGTGAGGTTCTAAATGCCAGTACCTAATACATTTGCTACGGCAACAACTGCTATTCCGTTGTCGCAGCTAGACGCAAATTTTGCAACGACCATAAACATTGGTAACTCAGCCATTCAGCTTGGCAATACTGTCACGCAACTAAGCAATCTGACTGTATCAAATGTCACGGTAGCTAATGCGGTTGTTGATAGCGTCAACATCACTGGCTACATGGGCGTTCCCCAAAATAGCCAAAATGGTAGCTACAACGTCGTGTTAGGTGATGCTGGCAAGCATATTTATCACCCGACAGGTCAAGCGGCTGCAACGTACACCATTCCGGCTAACTCGAATGTCGGATTTACGACAGGTACAGCCATCACGATTGTGAACGGTTCAGCAAACAATGTGACGGTTGCGATTACAACTGACACCATGTATTTGTCATCAAACGGTGCGACTGGTAGCCGGACAATATCGCAGTGGGGTGTAGCGACGGCTGTTAAGGTGACATCGAATGTGTGGGTCATTTCGGGGTCGAATATCACATGACAGGAATAATTCAAGCATTGTTGATGGGATATGGCGCTGCCGGTGGCCTCCCTGCGCCAACATCTGTAGAGTATCTTGTAGTCGCTGGCGGTGGTTCTGGTGGTTGCCCTGCCTCTGCAGGGTTTGACGGTGGTGGCGGCGGTGCTGGTGGATTTAGAACAGCAACAGGGTTATCAGTAACTGCTGGAACAAATTACACCGTTACAGTTGGCGCGGGCGGCGCATCAGTATCAGGTTCAGCCGCAACTAGAGGAAATGCTGGCTCTAACTCCGTATTTTCTTCCATAACTTCAACTGGTGGTGGAGGTGGCGGTGGCGGCGGAAGTTCTGGCACATATACCGGAGGTTCTGGTGGCTCTGGTGGTGGTGGCGCTTATCAAGTTACAACTGGTGGTGGCGGCGCTGGAACTGGCACATCAGGAGAAGGAAATAACGGTGGTAATGCTGGCAATAATGGCTCTGGTGGTGGTGGCGGCGGTGGTGCAAGCGCAGTTGGAGCAAATGGAACAAATACTAGTGGAGGTAATGGAGGGGCAGGAACTGCATCATCAATTTCAGGTTCTTCTGTAACTTACGCTGGCGGTGGCGGTGGCGGCACGACTGGCACAAAAGGCACTGGTGGCGCTGGCGGCGGTGGTGATGGTGCGCTTTATAACACTTCAGTTTCTGTTGCTGGAACGGCAAACCGTGGTGGTGGCGGCGGTGGCGGACAATCAGTTGGTGGAGTTACAACTTATTCAGCAGGAGCTGCTGGCGGCTCCGGCATCGTCATCATTTCTTACGACGACTCCGGCACATCCCAACTTGCAAGCATTGCTGCTGGCCTGACATATACATACACCGTCAGCGGCGGTAAGAAGATTTACACATTTACTGCCGGTACTGGCAATATCTCATGGTGATAGACATGGCTCATTACGCATTCCTAGACGAGAACAACATCGTCACCGAAGTCATTGTAGGCAAGAACGAAGGCGAGGATGGCATTGATTGGGAGCAGCACTATGGCGAGTTTCGCGGACAAGTCTGCAAACGCACCAGCTACAACACTGCTGCCGGAGTTCATTCCAATGGCGGCACACCATTCCGCAAGAACTACGCGGGCATTGGCTACACCTACAACGCTGTGCGCGACGCCTTCATTCCGCCAAAGCCTTACGCAAGCTGGCTGTTGAATGAACAATCATGCCAATGGGAAGCGCCTGTGCCGATGCCGACCGACGGTGAACGGTATGGTTGGAACGAAAAACAGCAAAATTGGGAGGCTCAAGATGGGGCTTAATGCTTTTCAGAAGATGGGCAATACGGTCACATTTATTGCTGACACAACTGCCCCGACCCCGGTTCAGGCTTCATCGGGAACTAACAATGGCAACCAATACCGTGTCATCAATACTGGCACGATAACGGTATTTATGGGCTATGGGATGACAGCAGCGGAGGCGACAAACAACGCAGCCATTGTTACTAGCTCTGGCCCTGCGTTTCCCATTTTGCCGAACACGGATGAAATTTTGACATTTGTGCCGAATGCTTACTTTACCGGAACAACGTCGAGTGGCACGGCAACGATATACATTACTCCGGGCGATGGACTCTAAGCCGTCTCCGTAGTTAAAACCCTGTAGAGGTGTGAAATGCTAAAAGTAGCTGGCGGTGTAGGGGGTGGAGGTAATGCGTCAGGCACAGTAACCCAAGTTGATACGGGTACTGGACTGACCGGTGGCCCGATTACGACCAGCGGAACGATTCGCCTTGCAAACACGACAGTGACTGCCGGAACTTACGGTAGCAATGTTGTTGTTCCGCAAATTGTTATTGATGCTCAAGGTCGCATTACTTCTGCAAGCAATGTCACGATTGATGTTGGCGGCAATGGCACGGTAACGCAGGTCAACACCGGAACCGGCTTAACAGGTGGCCCTGTTACGTCAACCGGCACTATTAGCATAGCCAACACAGCGGTTACGGCAGACTCTTATGGTTCTGCTAACACCGTAGCTACGTTTACTGTTAATCAACAAGGTCAACTGACGGCGGCTGGCAATGCCGCTATCAATATTGCGGTAGCCAATGTTTCTGGCGCGGTTCCAAACACGGTCAATGTATTAGCTGCCGGTTTATTGACAGGTGGCGGTGCTTTGACAGGCAATGTGACGGTTTCTCTGACCGATGTGCCGATTGCTAACGTGACCGGCGGTGTG